CGTAAATAAAAAATAAAAAAATTAATTAAAATATGGCAAACAAAATTTATGCATCAGCTGGTGTTTACACATCAGAAAAGGATTTAACATTTACAACTGAAACAATCGGTGTTACAACTTTGGGTCTCGTTGGCGAAACAAAAAAAGGCCCTGCGTTCCAACCAATATTCATTAGAAATTATGATGAGTTTAAAGTGTCTTTTGGTGGTACTAGTCCTGAAAAATTTAAAAATACTCAAATTGTTAAATATGAATTACCATATATAGCAAAATCATACTTAAGTCAATCAAATCAATTATTCGTAACACGTGTGTTGGGTCTTTCTGGTTATGATGCTGGTATGAGTTATGTAATTAGAACTATGGGGTCTCTTGATGACACCACATTGGATTATACTGGATCAACAACTGGTACATCAACTGATTATACTTTTACAATGACAACAACTGGTACTAGTGCTGGTAAGTTTTTTGTGAGTGGTACTTCTACTGAAATTATCGATCAAATAACAACTTTAACGGGTGTGGCTAAAACTAAATTTGATGGGGATTATAGTACATTTTTTACTACAAGTACAGCTGATGGTTGGTATAATACAACAGGTAAGACAAGTTCTCTTTATTGGGGTTTATTAGAAACATCAGAAGAAACTAGTATTCAAAATAACATTAAATCATTAATAACAGGATTTACTGGTACAACAACATTTGTTGATGCTTACGAATTACCAGCTGGTGAAACTAGACAAGATTACGTTCTAGAGAATGAATTTTCATTTAATGAAACAACAGATAAGTTTGAACACACTTCTTTTGCTGTATATAATTATAATGTGGAAGCCATTGGTATTAATACCTACACGGGTAAAACAAGAGTTGTTGTTTATGATTATGATGCGTCACCAAATTTAACAAATCATAAAAAAACCATAGCGTCTTTAAAAAGTAGAGGTAGCTATATAACAAATCAATTAATATACGATATTACTGGTACATCGATTGGTGTTTCACAATTTGATGCCGCAATCACAAATCCTTTAGCAACATTTGATATTACAGGTGTTTCAGCAAATGGTACTAGTTTTTCATATACAGTTTCATTAGATAAAAATAAGAAAAACTTTATTAAAAATGTTCTGGGTATTGATGCTTCAGATAAAGATACTTACTTATTCTGTGAGGATGTATATAGTGCAACATTGATAAAAGGTTTTAATGATGGTACAATTAAAGGTTTATATGCTGATATTTTATCGGTTAATAATTGGGATCATTATAAATTCCAATATCAATCACCCACAACACCGTTTTTTGTTTCAGAATTACGTGGTGGTTTACCTCAAAGATTATTCAGAGCAATCTCAATATCTGATGGTGGAAATGCAAATACAGAAATTAAACTATCAATCGCTAACACTGACTTAGATAAAAAAACATTTGATCTTTATGTTAGAGCATTTAACGATTCTGATAGAGCACCAGTTATTTTAGAGAGATTCTTTACATTATCTATGGATGAAACACAAGATAATTACATTGGTAGAAAAATTGGTACCGTAGATAATAAATATGGTTTAAAGAGTTCTTATATAGTTATTGAAATGGCTGATAATGCACCAGTTGATGGTGTACCAGCAGGTTTTGAAGGTTATGAGTTTAGAACTAGTGGTACTGGTTCAACACAATCAAATTACAGTGGAGTACCTTCGATTCCTTTCAAAACAAAATATTACTTACCAGGTGAAAACACAAATTTCCCAGGTGGTGATAAAGTTAGAAAAATCTATTTAGGTTTTAACGATACTGAATATGGTTTTGATAGTGACTTGTTATTATTTAAAGGTAAATTCTCAGTAACAGGTGCATATAACAGCGGTGATGATTGGTCAACAAAAACCAAAGGTTTCCACATGGATATATCTGGTAGTACTATTGTAAACACAAGTGGTGAATTTGTTTTTGAATGCGGTGCAGATACATTTGTTGATGCAACAGTTATCGCTAGTAACACAAGTCACAGATATCATGACATTAAAACTAGAAAATTCACGGCTTTATTTGCTGGTGGTTTTGATGGTTGGGATATTTACAGAGAACAAAGAACGAATACTGATGGGTATAAAATAGGTAGAACTGGTTTCATTCAAAGTGGTTTTGATACATTTGCTTCTGTGGAATATGCTGAAACTTTTGGTACATCAGATTACTATGCATCACTTTATGGTATAAAAACCTTTGAAAATCCAGAAAATACGATAATTAATATTTTGGCAACACCAGGTATTGATATGTTAAATAACACTGAATTGGTTAGAGATACTATTGAGATTGTTGAAGAAAAAAGATTTGATTCAATATACTTACCAACATTACCTGATATTAGATTATTAAATAACAATAATGCTTCTGACACACAGGATTGGTATTATCCAGCTGATATTATTGATGAGTTAGATAACACTGAAATTGATTCAAATTATACTGCGGTTTACTATCCTTGGATACAAATTGCTGATACAGAAAACAATGCAAACATATTTATACCACCTACGGCTGAAGTTGTTAGAAATTTAGCATTCACTGATAATGTGGCGTTTCCTTGGTTTGCAACTGCGGGTTACAACAGAGGTATTGTTAACTGTGTTAGAGCACGTATTCCTTTGGATCAAGAAGGTAGAGATTTATTATATCCAGGTAGAATTAACCCTATTGCCACATTCTCTGATGTGGGAACAGTTATCTGGGGTAATAGAAACTTACAAGTTAGATCAAGTGCTTTAGATAGATTGAACATTAGAAGATTATTGCTACAAGCTAGAAAATTAATTGTGGCTGTTGCAAATAGATTGTTGTTTGATCCAAATGATGCTCAAATTAGAAGTCAATTCTTATCATTAGTTAATCCAATTTTGGATAATATTAGAAGAGAAAGAGGTTTAACGGACTTTAGAGTTTCATTGGTTAATGATATAGAAGATACTGATAGAAATACATTAAGAGGTAAGATATTCATTAAACCAACACCAACGTTAGAATTTATTGAATTAGAATTTACTGTAACTCCAACAAGTGTTTCATTTGATAGTATACAATAACAAAAAAAATAGATTATAGTATTTTAAAACCCCAGTCTTTAACTGGGGTTTTTTATTTTAGATATTAAATATAATTTTACTATATTTTCAGATATATATAGCAAATTGTTGAAGTATGTCTAAAACTGAATTTGAGATAATGTTAGAAATTGGATATGATAAAATATGGGATTGTGGTTCAATTAAATTAGAATTCACTGTAACACCTACAAGTGTATCTTTTGATGGTATACAATAATACAATATTGGTACCTCTATATGGTTATTTAAAATTATATGATTTATGAATAATCCTCATTTATTTTAAATTCTTTTAGCTGTTTAGTATCAATGTTAAAAAAATTAAATAAACCTATTAATATAGGACCAGGTCCTGGTCCTGGACCAGATCCTTATAATTATATATTTATATTATATATTTATATTATATATTGTACAGATACTGGTCCTAATATCTAAGGTCCTTTACAATAATACGAAATAAAAAACATAAAGTCAAGTAAAAAATAAAAAAATATTTATTTATAGTAAATAAAACAAATTTATTAGATATTTATATAAGAAGAAATAATTAAAAAATTAAAAACAAAAAAAATAGAATATTATGGCTAACTTGTTAATGAAAATGCCCGTACCGTATGAACCAAAAAAACAGAATAGGTTTATTTTAAGATTCCCTAGTTCATTGGGTATTAATGAATGGTTTGTTGTATCAACTTCAAGACCAAAAATTACAATTGGTGAAGTTGAGATTCCTTTTTTAAATACTTCAACATATGTTGCAGGTAGATTTAATTGGGAGTCAATAGATGTTACATTTAAAGACCCAATAGGTCCTTCAGCTACACAAGCATTAATGGAGTGGGTTCGTTTACATGCTGAATCTGTTACTGGACGTATGGGTTATGCTGCAGGTTATAAAAAAGATATCGAATTGGAAATGTTAGATCCAACTGGTGTTGTTGTTGAGAAATGGATACTTCAAGGTACATTTTTAACAAACGCTGATTTCGGTTCATTAGATTATAGTTCTGAAGATATTGCTGAAATTACAGTAACACTTAGACCTGATAGATGTATATTAGTATATTGATTTGATTATCAATTACTTATACTTTTTTTAAGTAAAATATATCAATCGGACTTGACTTTTATAAAAAGTTTCGTATATTTATATAAAAATAAATGTATGGAACTTTTTTTATGTCCAGAATGTAATAAGGAATTTGAATCGTATTCTTCTTTTAGAAAACACAATTCACGTATCCATGGTATTAAATCAGAAGACACTTACATAAAGTATAAATGCAATGGTATTATACCAACATGTGATTGCGGTTGCGGTATTTTTTTTACCCGTTAAGTATTTTAAGAACACTATACTTTTCTATAAAACTATCTATCCTTTCAGTTAATAGTTTTTTATTTTTTATTTCATGTTCCCAAACAACCAATAAATTATAATTTTTGTTAAATTTAACTATTTTAACTTTATATTGATCATTCTTTAAATTTTTTTTCTGAAAAGGATATTTTACCTCTGGGTTATGTTGTTTACAACAATGAAAAAAACAACCATGCGTTTCAACTAATATGTTGTGGTCAAGCAATAAAAAGTCAAACTCCCTTTTTTTAAACATAAAGTGTTGTTTGAAGTTAATACCCAATTCAGTTAATATTTTAGCAAATTCAACCTCTAAACCAGAACACTCACTTGTTTTTTTAAAGATTTTACCCATTTTCTTTTTTTTATTTGCCATTTTCTATTTACTTATACCAATAATTAGTTTAGATTTACCAAAAATAATATTTACAATATTTAATAATATAATTAATTTTAATAAAAAAAAATATGAATAACACTTTTAATGAACCAGCTCATGATTTAATAGCTTTACCATCCGAAGGTAAATTTTACAAAAATAAAAAATCAACCGTTAAAGTTGCATACCTAACAGCTTCAGATGAAAACATATTGACCTCACCAAATTTATTACAAAATGGTAAAGTTATTGATGTTTTATTGGATAGAAAAATTATTGATCAAGAAATAAAAGCTGGTCAATTATTATCTGGTGATAAAAACGCTGTTTTATTTTTCTTAAGAGCGACAGGTTATGGCGAAATGTATCCCGTTGAATTAACCGATCCAAAAACAGGTCAAAAATTTGAAGCCGAAATTGATATAAGTCAATTTAAATCAAAGGAAACCATGATTGAACCAGATGAAAATGGTGAATGTGAATTTACTTTACCAAAAGCAAAAAGTAAAATTAAATTTAAATACCTAACATCTGATGAAGACGAGAAATTAGTTAGAGAGGATGATGCTAGACGAAAAAAATTAGGTCAAGCTGCAATATCTCAATTATTAACAATGAGATTAGCTTCACAAATAATGGAAGTTGATGGTGTTAGAGATAGAGTCCAAATACAAATGTTCGTTGATAATATGTCGGTTATGGATTCAGGTGCCCTTAGAAAATACATTAACGAGAATGAACCTGGTTTAGATTTAAACATATCCGTAGAAGCCCCAAGCGGGGAATTTTTTTTTGGTGAACTTCCTATTACCTCAAAATTTCTTTGGCCCTACCTCGACTTATAAAAAAGATATCCTTTATGAGTTTTATATTCTAATTAAACACGCTAATTTTAGCTACGCTGATATACTACATATGCCAGTTTACGAAAGAAGAGCTTTTATTGATATTTTAATGGATGAAAATAAAAAGGTTAAAGAACATCGAGAACGTGAAATATCGAAAGCAAACGCTAAGAGAAAATAATCAGAACCCACAATAATTTGTGGGTTTTTTAATTTAAAACTATTTATAAATAAAATTAGTTGTTATGTCAATAGATAAAATAATCGAAAGAATACGAATGATTGAAAAAAATGATTTCAATATAATTAATGAAGTTACCACACCAGGTTCATACACTAAAAAAGATTTTGATGCGATAGCAACAAGCAAAGATGCTGCAAAAACTTTTTATAAATTAGGTAAAGCAAATACACATGCTAGTGATGCTGAAAGACTAATTAAAAATGCGCTAAGTGG